CCGCTTTCTACCGCTACCTATTCTGAAAACAAGGCTACACCTCAAACGGGTGTAGCCTCTTTTCAATTAGTATAAAAACTCGTCATCTTCGTCTTCGTCGTCTTCAAAAAATTCGTCGTCAAAATCGTCTTCCGATTCGTCCTCATCAAAACTATCGTACTCAATTTCCGTCTGGTCTTGTTCTTCCTGTGGCTCCTCGGGTTTTGCCTTTGCACCAGAGCGAGATGCTTCGATGTTGGCAAAGTATGTAGCTGCGTGCTCTGGCGAACATGCAACATCTTGCCAACGAAAGATATTTGTGTCGAGACGAAGAGAATGACAGTAAGGGTACTCTTTACCGCATACCTTACAAATCTTAGTTGCAGTTGCCATTAGAATTCACTCCTTAAGCGTCAGCCGTTTCAGCACCAAAAATGGTGTAAGTCCACATAGTTCCGCCGATGCCACAAGCACCTACAAGCGCCTGAGCCTCAAAGGAATGAACAGTCTGATTGTCGCCCATCTCGAAGGAGAATTCACCAGAGAAGTCAGCCTTGGGAATGTAGAACTGTACGCGATAAATGTTATTGCACTTATCTTCCGCAAGAGCGTCAATGAAGAGAGTAGCCTTGCCGGAATAAACGTCACTCTTGTTCTCAAGAACATCAGCGGTGATATTTCTCTTGTAGTACGCTACGATTTCAGCACCGTCAGCAACATCGGAAAGATTGAATGTAAGCTTCTTGGTGCTGGGGTTGTATGTAAACTTGCCAGCGTCAAGAGTCGCAGCCTGCACAAGCTGACTGCCAAGAGTACCGTTGGTGTTCTTAACGTAGATATTCTCAATCTCTGCGCCAGCAGTACCAACAGCGGTATAGGTAGTCGCAACTTCAGAAGTGGTAGCGTTTTCGCCTTCGGTCTTAGTAACGGTAAGGTTGTCCGTCCAAAGAACTTTGGTCGCTTTGTTTTCGAATGTGCCACCAGTCTGAAGCTCAAGCAGACCGCCAGAGATAAGACCATTAGTACCGCTGATGGTTACAGACTTATTCTTCTTCAGAGTAGAAAGCTTGCGACCGCCCTTACCAGTAATCTCGGTGGATTCCTGAGACTGAGCGATTGTAGCGCTCTGAAGCTCGTCCATAACGAATTTGAAGCTACCAGTAGCAACATCAAATGCAGTAATGGTTTCGATACTAGTAATAGTAATATCATTGATATTCATATACGCTTTCCTCCTATTTTAATTAATGAGTTAGCCAATTCAAATCATCTTGGCTTAAATGTTTAGAATCGATGTTACCTGTGTATACACCGAACATTTTGTTGTCATAATCGACCTTTTTGATTATCTGTCTAACGCTTTCGTTAAATTGATAAATAGAAAGTTCTCTTGTCCCTTCAAAATCGTATTTGTATTGTTCAGCGTTGACCATTGCGATTATTAAAGATTCGAGCTGTGATTCGCTAACGCGGTTCTTGCGCCGACGTTGCTTATCTCTTGCTCTTTGGATTAGATATTTTTTTACTTCATCATTGACAGGTTTGCGCAAGTTCTTTTCAAGGTGGTGAATTTTACGCAAGGCATATGTAATCTGACCGTGAATAGCGCGGTCAATTACTACGTTCGTCTTTTGATTCCAAAGCACAACGGTGTCGTTCTGATTGTTTGTAGCTAGCTCAAACTCAGATAAGTTGAGGTCTCCAAAAACAAGATGCGTGTCCTGTGATTTGATTCCAGGAAACAACAGCAGGAATAGTTCGTAATCATTGATTTGTGTGAAGTCTATGCCTGCGTCATCAAGCTGAACAATCAAGTCGATTGGCATAGCCGTAAGCAATGAAACCAGACCGTAGTAAGAATCTTCGTCGTCGATAACTTCACCGACAGTTGGGATGATAACTTGTATATCATCGTTAATCTTAATCTGACGTTGATAAAGTAAATTAAGAGTAGGCACTAGCCTCTCTTCCGATTAGCAGGAATTTCTTTCTTAGGGTCAAAAACCTTATTAAAGTCTCTGGCATAGAATGTCATACACTTGCCAAGGTAGTCAGACAACGGAGCGAATCTCCGCACTGAGTACAGTTCAAGTTCTCCTAAGCCATACTTGAAACTTCCGTTAATCTTCTTACAAATTTCAGAGCAAATCTTATCAGTTCTGACACCGCCACCATCGGGCAGACGTAATTTGCTCCTATGTGCAAAAACCCACACATAAAGCGTGGGCAAAAGGAATGTTTTGTTTACAGACTTCTGGACATCTACATCAAAGCAGATAATCGTTCTACCGTCTTCGATAGTGTCAGCTACGTATTCACAGGGGAACACGTTCTTGTACGCCAACTCTGACACGTCCTCAACAGGATAGTCTTCATCTACCAATAGTTCTACAATAGAATCGGTTGTCAGCAAGTCTTCCATTAGCTGATTTTTATAGTCGTATAACTCTTCAAGCTGCATTTATAACCACCTCTTTTTCTGACCAGAATCAGTATCACCGTCGGAAGTATCTGGGTTATATTCAACCCTTGGGAAATACTTATAATAGTCGGCGATGCCTAATTCATGATTGTCATCATCGGTAGCGCTTACTTCTTGTAATACGAATTTATAAACACCTTGATTGTTAAAAACCCCGCCAAGCTTTAAGGGCTTTGACAGGGTATAGGCTAGCTTATGCTTTGTCTCAGGGTCGTCAATCAAGAATCTGTTTTTACGGTTTAAGTTGATAGTTTGGCTGTTTCTCGCTATTGTCACAGCGATACGCGAATCACCGCGAGTTGCGATAAAGTCGCGATTTTCAAACTCACCGGTTAAATATTTCGTACCGTCTTCAACAATACACCACTGCTCATGAATAACGCCGTCTTCCGACACCCACTTCAGAAGATGATTGCATTGAATCATTTTGCACTTGGTGTAAACCGTCATATTTGCATCTCTCTCTGTAATCAGCCAATAGTTATCCATCCAATGAACAAGTCCGCCATTAACAAGGTCTTCACCAGGCATAGAGATGATAGACTTTTCATTAAGATTGTCTGAGTTTATAACCGCCACGTTCTGCTCTACGTCATCTACCGTTACGGTATGATAAGATAGGTTATCCGGCAGTCTGTTATTAATCCTTCGTATTTCGCGTTGCAATGCCGCGCCGCGTTTTGTACCGCCATGTGCGTTTATTCGTTCTTGATAGGCATCCCAAATATTCACATTACGACACCTCCTATTTCACATAAGTTGCTTTCAACTTATTGCAAATAGATATCGCATGGAACACTTCACGCCGAACAATCGTAACAGAGCTATCTGGGTTATCAATCAGATATTGAAGGATTGAAAGTAAAGTAATTAAAGAAGCGTCGTTTCCCAAAAAAGGAATAAGATTTTTACATCCTAATAACTCCATTTGTAAACTACGCATATATGTAGACAACGAGCCATCGTCTTGCTCTCGTATCGGGAGAATCTTAAAGAAACGATTTACGAGATTGCGAAGATAGTTATTTAACGATTCGGAGTCAATATTAACTCCAAGAGATGTTTCAACGCTCATATATGTAAATCAGATAAATCTCCATGATTATAACTATACTCGCGAATCATCTGAGTGTAGTTTGTTCTTGCCTCTTTATACGCGCTCCCGACACGCTTAAGCAATTCGGCAGAGGAGTAGGTCGAATAATCTCTGGTGTTCATTACAGATTCGAGCAACTCCTGCCTGTTTATGTACGGCTTCATCCACTGAACAACCATCCCCTCAGAAATAATTTCTACCAACTCGTCGATATCTTCTTCGTTAACGTCCACATCGAAATTCCTGAGATTATCATCTGCCGTGCTAATAAAGTCGTATTTGCAATTCTTTTTAAAGTTCGCAATGGCTCGTTTCATATATCCATCAACAAGGTCTTGTCTAGTGCTTTCGTCAAGCGTTAAGATTTCAAACTCAGAAATCTTTGCAAGAAATGCCTTGTCGAATAAATCATAAGAAACGCTCATATGTTACCCCTTATCTTTCGGAAAGTTGAACGCCAAGCGCTCTTTCAAGAGCGGCTTCAACTTTATGAGAATCAATTTCTCCATCAGCGGATAATCTCTGGGCTCTATACATTACAGACTTCTTTTGCCCCTCTGATAATTTAGAAATGGTCTCCTCAATCTCTTCAGGGTTCTTTGTGAAGATGTCGTCAAAATTATCCAACGTCAGTGCGTTCTTGTAATAGTTAGCTACGTTTAAATACTCAAGAACCCAGCTGGATTCATCGTCAAACATAAACCAGTTATTAACGAAAAACTTTTTCGCGGAACTCTTTGCATTAACGAGCTCTCTAAGCTCAATACCCTGAGTATCACCAAACTCATTCCATCTAAATGTCTCTTTCGTTCTGGAACTTACATATACGAGTCTGCCCTGGAAACCATTGTATACAGTGATAATTTCGTTAAGGTCTACTTGTGGTCTTGTTCTTTTCACAGAGGCTGATATTGTCTCCTCCACAACTTCCTTAACAATAGGTGTCTCAGCGGCTACCTTTTTCTTATTTGAAGCCTTCTTAGTAGTTTTTGTATTAGCCATATTATCTCCTTCTATTCTTAAAGCGGGGCACGATAACACGCCCCGCTTTGCAATTTAATATTTTAGTCGATTACCACTCGTAACGACCGATACCGGCATTACCGCCAGCAAGCACGATGCCAAGACCGTACTTCTCACCGTATAAATACTCTTGAGTGAAATCTGCATTAGCAGTAGGCTCGCCCATGAGTACAATCGGGTCGCCCTCATAAACAAACTTGATAGGTTTGTCGTCGCCAGCTACGATGGTAAGAACATCGTCCTGGAATACAAAGTTGGTGTTACCAACCTGATGACGCTGAGGAATAGCAACAACGGGAGTGCCGAAGAAAGTACCTGCATAACCCATGTTATGATACTCTTCCTTCGCGCCGTCGGACATAATGGACTCCTTGAGATTTCTCAGAGCCTTCTTAGTACCAACGATAGTGGCAGTCTTGCCGCCGGCAGCAGCCTCAACGTGAGAAATTACATCGAGGAGGTCGTCCTCGTTATATGTACCAGCAGTGGGGAAGTAAGCAACGCCGCCCATATCAGCAGCAGTAGCACCAGCCCAAAGGGTGTAAATGTCGTTCAGAATCTTCTGACTAAATGACTTAGCAACCTTATCAATAAATGTGTTGAAGTCTACACGACCAGACAGAACACGGTTAAGCTCCTCGTAGATGCGAACCATCTTCATGGAAGTCGGAATAGATGTCTCAGTGGAACCACCGAGTCTCTGACGTCTAATACCCTGATTACCGTCAGCAACATCATCAACAACGAAGAGGGTACTATCTTCTACGATAAACAAGTTCTTGTCGCCCTCGGCTACGTTTCTGTAGTCAACGAAAGCATTGAAGAAATCGTCGCTCTGTACGCCTTCAATCACGGTTCTGCTCAAAATCTCTTCAATCAGTGTAAAGAGACCGTTGCACTTACCGTCACGAATAGCCTTGTAGTTCAGCTTGGTGCTACCACCGTTAGCCTCAATAAGAGCCTGACGAAGAGCTTCCTGGGACTGACCTACGGTATACTTTTCAACTCTACCCTTGTAAGAATCAACGGCGAGCTTTACAATATCTTTCATTTCAGCCATTATATTTTTACCGTCCTTTCTTTAGATTACGCTACCTGAATAGCAAAGTAGGTATATCTGCCTACGATGTTCTTGTCGATAATCTTACCTACAACAGTAGAGCCAGATGTCGCGCCAGTAGCGGCAGCAACAACATTCAGTTTGGTGCCAGCCTTAAGCTCAACAACGTCACCAACAGCGGGAGTCGCTGCGCCGTCAAGAGCATCCTTGGTGACAGAGAAAATATCACCAGTGTGAAGCGCGTAACCACGCGCAATCTTACCAGCCTCGTTATAGAAATCATCAAGATTTCTGAGTCTCTCGTCATACATAACCTCGGGAGAAGCAACGAGAGCAATATCCTTAATCGCGGAATTAGCAGCGGGAGTAGTTGCAGTGTAGACCTCACGAGAACCAGTCTCAAGGTCGCCAAGCAGAACTACATTGCCGTTATCAATTGCAGTGAGAGTAGTAGAAACCTTGTAACGAAGAGAACGCATAAAGGCTCTGTTGTCTGTGGCTGCAAGCTTATCAGTTCTTACTACGCCATGATTTGCCATAGTTTTTACCTCCTATTTTTTGGTTTAATAAAAGACCGGCGGAACCGGTCTTGGGAATTATGTATTTGATTTGTTATCAGTCTGCGATACCATACTTGGTGAAGATACCACCATAAGGCTCATCAGTTGATTGGGTATTACCGACTGGAAGCTTAGGACTCTTTGTTTCAAGAGAGAATTTGGCGGAAGAGTTCATTCTTCCAAGAATTGCATAACACTTGTCCTCCAATGTCTCAACGTCATACTTTGACATATCTGCGCGGAGCTCATCGAAAGCTTCAACGCCCTCAAGTTTGGCGAACTCTGGTTTAGACAACACATCTTCGCGCTTTTTGTTCTCGGCTTCTGTCTCAATATTACTCTTATACTGACGAAGAGTAGTTAACTCTGCTTCCATATCTGTAATCTTATTAGAGGCAGTATTGTATTCTGTCTCTAACTTCGCGAAGTCTTGTAACTTCTGCTCCAGTCTGGTAAACATGTCAGCGAACGGAGATTTCTGTGAACCCTCATCAAAATCGACAATGGTATATTTCATACGCTTTTTGCTTTCAAAATCAATTGCTACAGCATCACCATCAACTGTGTATGTGAAGCCATATAACAGCCAATCAGCAGTATCCCAGCAATAGATTTCATTTAACTCAAAGTCACAGTCAGCGTACCAATAACGCTCACACTCGCCCCATTCACGCTCTACAGTTACTTCGCCGAGCTTTCTAAACAGCTCGTCCATAAGCGTACTTGTTAGGGCAAACTTATCTTGCTCTGGTTCGCCTTCCTCGTCATCCTGTCCCTGCTTCTCTTCCTTAGACTCTTCATCAAACTCTTTATTGGGTTGTTCCTCAGAGTTAGACTTCATTGCCTCGAACTTTTCAGTCAGTTCCTCAATAGAAAAATCCTCGATTGAGAAATCAAGAGATTCAACATCAATACCGTACTTAGCGACCAGTTCCATTTTCTCGTCCAATACTTCTATTCCTCCTTCCGTCGAAAATTTTTGTGGGTGTTTATTGTCAACTTCTTGCGAAGTGCCAACCGTAGTAAAATAATCCTTTAATTCGTGCATCATTTGTTCCATCTTTTGTTTGAATCCATTAGCAGAGTACAGCTCAAGTTCACTGCCTTGAAAACACGGCTCGCAATTCTCAAGCAAACATAAAGCTGTGAATTCGAATCTACCTATATCCAAATAACCGTCTTGAGTTGTCGTACTATCGAATACCGTAATTTCCATTGAATGCTTGACAATCCCATCTAGGTCATTGACAATATGCGCATATACATCTTGCCTCTTCCAAAGAATGACGTCCTTTATTACGAGGTACTCATGCGGGATTCCGTCCTCGTCGGATTCCGTTTGAAAAGTAAAAGTTGCATGCTCTGGGACTACACCACAAGGTTCCGTTAAATTCTTTATCCTTAAAGCACCGTCGTTATCTGCAACTACGGTTACATCATGACCGCCTATAGTCTCAGCTTCATCGTCCCAGTGGCATACAATTGGAACATTGTACAGAGACGGAAGTGCATTTTCGACAGCGGATTTGGAAAAATGAGAACGATTTCTGTTCTTGCCAAGGTACATAACTTTTAAAGTGCCAGAAGCAAAAGACGAGTTTATGTCCTTGACATCTGATATCGTTGCGTAATCAAATGGTATGTTCATTAATACACCTATCACAATCACCTCCGTCTAAAATATAGCGGCTGCCCGTATCAATTGAGCAGCCGTGTCGTGTTGGGTTATCAATGTCTTTTTTTTTGATAATCCATTAACTATTAAAATGTAAGTACATCCGAATAAGCGAATTTCGTTGCATCCATACAAAATGATAATGAGTTATCATTTTTAAACACATACAGAGAGTTACTGCCATCTTCTTTGAGAAGTGTATAACCCATATCAACAAGTAGTTGCTTATCGGATTCACTAAAAACATATATAAATCTCATAGAATCAACTCCGTTAAGCATCCTCACGGTTCTGTTCTCCGGATTCAGTGAGTTCGTCTGGTTCCTTTTGAGGTGCGCCGCCCTCATCAGTTGCGCCCTTGCTCTCTAAAGCCTTTGAACTCATTTGGGAGGAGCTTTGAATTGGTTTAAAGAATTTATGTAATTCTAACACCTGTCCTTCCAAGAAGCTCATAGTGTCAAGTTCTGCTTGGCAAAGCCCTTGCGATGCCGCGTACATGGAAATGGTCGGCAGTCCACATTGTGCTGCTTTAAGATAGGCGTCGCCAGCTTCTTTGCGGTTATACGGTGAGACATCTAAGAATGTTACCTTGAAGTTTTTGCCGTAATTACTCGACTGAATAAACCGATTAACAACATCTTCGATGCTTTTTACAATGCCATAAGTAATTGACTGGTCGTTCTTAATAGCAAGCAACAAAGCATTCGCTGAAGCCTTTGAGTTGTTGAACAATAATGATGATACACCAGCAGCGGTAAACAGGTTTTCTTCAGCCTGTGCTATTGTGTCTGTGTCGCCAGTGTTAGACCGTTCAAAACTAATCTTTTCAAGCGGCATTGGCGTAAGCACAGAACCGACCTCTTCCGGTAAAACAGCATCGAGGTTTCTCCAGAACTCTTTTGCTTTGTCTAGGTCGATTCCCCAATCACCGCTTTTATCCATAGGAAGCGTCATCGCTATCATCGCATAATTTTCTAACGCAGTCTTTGTTAGCTTAAGCTGACGATAATCTTCTATATCGTATATTTCACGAAGTAACCCAGCAAATGGGGGAATGGCGTATTCCAAGATATCGTCATTACATTTGACCGCAAACGAATTTGGAGAATCAAGCTCAATCCACCTGACGAGTCTGTTCTTGAGATACATATTGTATTTCGTTTTGAATTCCGGCGGATAATAATCTAGCATACTTTGCCTAGAGTCAAAGTAAGAAAAATCAAATGTAACGTTCGGTACGTTGCCCTCTACTGATGAAATAGCACAATAGTCGCTTGGTAGCTGTTGAACCGTTACGTTGTCTTGAGTAACCCAAAAAGTTCCGTAAAATACGTCCTCTCTTAAACATACTGTCAGTATTTTAGGAAACTGTGTCTTGATACTCATAGACGACAGATTGTTAAGAACCTTACGATAATTATTGTTAATCGTTTTCGCGTTTGCTTTCCTTGGGTCGATTCTATACGGTGAAACTATATATGATAAATCAGACAAGCCAACAAAATACTGTATTAGTCGTCTGAAATGCGGACTAGCACCATATATGTAGATAACAGCTCTGCGCAATTGCTTTTCGTATCTATATGGGTTTGATAAATACGAAGTAATGTTATCTTTAGTGTATAAAGAAAAAGTGGGAGCGTTTCTATAGTTGTTAAGGTCTCTTGTTATTAGCTTATTTAAAACAGCGAACCTATTGCTAATGCCAATGTATTCTTTAGGATTGCTCCAATCTCCCTTTGGCACCTTTTTAATACCATCCTTGGTAACTTCCATATATGCTATTCACCGCCTTTCTCATTGATTTTGGTGGCTTTATTACAAATGATTCTGTAGGCTGGTCGTCTATGCTGATTCGCCTATTCATTTTATTCTCAATCTGTGTTGCCACGTAGTAGTTATATGCTAAACTAGAATAACGGTCTTTTCGCATTCCAGATTTTTCGTAGATACGCACGTTGCCATTTGATTCTTCGTGCTGCAAGTTTTTGAGTTCCAAAATAAGCATAGTGGTTTGAATGTATGGGTTTTGAAAACTAAGCTTGTCTTCCTTTGACAAATTCTTGTAACCCTTCAACGATTCTAAATACTTATCCATTTCGTATTCAGACACAAGTAGTCTGATTCGCCCCGTCCTGAACGCTTCTCTCAATCTGAACGCAGCGTCGGAATTAAATTTAGCGTTAGCTTTAATTGACCAGATTACCTTGTCGGCTCCACGAACCGTACATCTCTCTGCCATAGTACTATCGTTGCAACAAGAAATAGCGGGATATATCTCGCCGGTTTCTGGGTCTACAATATCCGAAGCTAGTGCGTCAAATGTACCCAATCCTACGCCTTGTGTATCAAGCACTAAATAATCACACTCATACTCATCGAATAATTTCCTAATGATTAATGCCTGCTCGTCTGTGCGCAACCCCTCATAAGCGTTTGTGTATACAATATTATTGATATAGCGTCGTGCCTTTGTGGGAATTAGCTGATTGACAAATATCGCCGTCGCGTCGTTATTGTTCTTACGACTACTCATTAATGCTATATCTGCCGACAATATCCTTATCTCGCCATTTTGTTTATGAGGTATTCTCACTTGTGTTGCTCCCACGAGCTTAGATGATATCTCATCGGGTAGCATAGGAAAGTTTATATGCCTGTTCTTTGAAACGGAATCGAAATCAAAAAACGCTCCGTCTTCAGAGCCGAAGAACAGGGCTTCCATTTCCATTGAAAATTTTACTTCACTAAAGTCTGACTCCGACATATCGTCTCTGACGAGTTCGGGGTCGAGTAAACCCTCTTCAATAGATAACTGATAGGGAAAACCACATACAAATTTATGCGAATCCGGAACCAGCATCGCATTAAATGTTTCTACACATTTTGAATATGACCAATGATTTTTCCAATACGCAGAACTCAAATACATAGTCAGATTCTTCTCTTTGTCATATTCTCGTTTTCTTTCTTCATCGGTTAGTTCTTCGTATTTAGGCATACGTCTCAATGTTAAGAACTTACGAAGAACCGTATCAATTGTTGCTTTTGAAATCAAACGGTACTCATCAAGCAATAGTACGTTACAGCGGTTACCTCTCGCTGAATCGCTCGCTGTGACTACTTTAATCACAGACGAGTTCTTAAATACTATCTTTGCTTCCGTACCGTTAACCTTACTTTGCTTTTCATCTATCTCCAAACGAAGTTCGGCAGATAAAGGTTTTAATTCGTACATTATTTTTTCGAGGACATTTAAAGCCTGTCCTCTTGTTCCAGATGCAATGCAAATTTTTGTCATTTTAGCGATGTGGTTTTTAGTACTAATTCAATAGGTAGACCTCTCGAATATCGTGAATAAACAGTTTGATAATTGATGTTTAATATTTCACTCCACTCTTTTAATGTTCGAGTTTCACCGCAGTATTCTATGCGAATGTTGCTGCGCCTGTTGTTTTGCTGTGTTTTTGAGTCTGTCCATCGGCAGTTATCTGGGGAATAATCTCCATCTACGTCAATCCTATCAATTGAGAGACCTTTTGTGTATCCGCTTCTCTTCGCCCATTCTCTAAAATTTTGGTAGTTTTCCCACTCTGGACAAACACGAATGCCGCGTTGCCCATAGTTTTTTGTGGACTCGTTTTTGAGTTTAGGATTGCATCGCGATATTATCCCACACCAAACACTATAAAGCGCTTCATTTTTCGC